ATTGCAACTTGGTCAATTGAATCTGCGAGGTTAAACGCAATGATGTTAGCAATTGCTGGGTCTACATCAGCAAGGCTGAAGAGTTCCAACGCACGTGTTACAAGAACAGAGTTACCATACTCATTAAGAGTAATGGTTACAGATGTTGGTGTAGACATTGCTACTGCATCTGGGTCTGTTGTTTCTGTGAGTGCTGAAGTTGCTGCTGAAAGGTCAACGTAGCGTTGTAGAACAACTGTTGAACCTGGTACTGATTGGTTTGCTGGACGCTTATCTGCGACAGAACGAATTAGGGGTTCTGAACGGAGGGCGAATTCCAAAAGGCGGTCATATGCCTTCTGAACTAAACCAGCGCCACCAGCGGTTCCTCCAAGAGAGGAAGAACCTGCATTTACGTAGGCGTTAGCCATGTGTCACCTCCAAGTGACTATGAACGGATATTATCCCTGTGAGCGCAGGATAGATAACACATCGTCCATAGACTGTGCGTTATCTAGTCGAAGATTTAAGTCTTCTGCTCGGTCTGGGGTAATCGCATTCGATGTAAGAATATCTTGTTGGCGCAATGCTGCGCGGTCAAGTTGAGTCTCAGTCGAAACTTCTTCGGAAGCAACTGTTAATCCAAACAAGTCTGCGTTATCGTCGAGCCAGTTAGAAACTGATTCTTCGCTAACATCATCCAAGTCTTTAAGGACTAGTCGTGCTGCCTTGGCGTTTACACCCTTCTTTTCTAGAACTTCTTTGACGGTACGCTCACGCTGCGACTTGGATAATGTCTCAAGTTGCTCAGTGAGTTCTTTGATACGCTTCTCATCTGACCGTTTGGCTTTACGTAACTTTTTAAGTAAGTCACTGCCATCGCCAGAGAATTCAGTAGTATCTTGGTCGTCTTCGTCTTCTTCGTCCCAGTAGTTGTTGCTCATAGCAACCCACCCTTCTATTCGTTGTAGTCGCAAGCCTCAGTTCAATTCGGGGAAATTGGCTGGCTCTTGCTATCGGTCTTTTACGCCATGCGGGGCCGATAGGTCCACATAGGATTTTATATTAGAACTGACCTGCTGAAGATTGTCTGTTTAGATATCCACTTGAGAATGCACCCTTAGACGCACCTGACTGTCCAGAGAATGTTCCAATTTCTGTAGCAGATAGTTTCTGTCTAGCACGTTGTGCAGATGCTAGGCTATTAAATACTTCTTGCTCAGCACTAGACTGGTCATATCCTTCCATGGTTGAACCATAGATTGAACTAAGTTTTTCAGCAGTAGGTAGGATATCTGCAATTGTTGCGTATCCCTTTTGTGCTTCAGCCTGTGTAATACCTTGTGATGCAAGTTGCTCGGCAACTCCTACGCCAGCCTGAAGTCCTTGACGTCCTGCTGCTACGCCAATTTCGGCTGCTGCAATCTGACGTTGAATCTTCTGGAACTGTTGTTCTGGGTCAAGTACATAGGCAACCATTGAGTTGCTGTCAATTCCATAATAACTTCTAAGTTGTTGTTGCACAGCAGGGTCAGCATTTTGAACGCGTTGCACTGCAGCAACTACTCTATTAGAAAGTTCTGTTGGCGATACATCGTTTGAGATGAACTGCTTGACATATGCATCGTTGTCAAATTGCTTTAATCCGTATGCACGCAATACTTGGCGGTAAGTATCTTCAAGAGTAATGTAATCTCCTGGAGTAAGGACTGCAAGTCCCTTTTTTATTCTATCTTGGTTGGCAGAAAAACGCATTTTGTATTCTTCTGTATCCTGAAGACCAATAGTAATTGTTGATTCAGTTGCACCATCAATAGCGAGTTCTTTAATCTTTGCAGCAAGGCCAGATAGTCCATACTTAGCAAAGCGGTCAGTTAAGATTGTAATAATAGACTGACGGTTTGCTTCTTTTGTTGCAGTATCTGTTACTGTAGTTGTAGATGTTGTAGTCGTTGTATCTGGTGCTGGTGAACTAGATGTAGTTCCGTCGCTATATACAGTAATAAGAACACGGCTTGCACCAGTTCCACTGTAGTATGAGTTGACCGCGTAGCGAGCAATGGGCTTTACATCTGCACCTACAGAAAGACTTGTTGGTGCGTAAATCTTTGTTTGGTCCCCAGTACCTGCTCCAAACCAGTCTTGAGAAAAAGCGCTCCAGGTTTGTGCGTCTTTAGCAGCAGCATTATATGCAGCAACTGCTGCATTGGCTTTTTCTACAGCAGCCTCTTGGGCTGTTTGTTGAAACTTGTTTGTAGGTGCGCTTGCGGTTGCCTGTATGGCAGCAGCAATTGCTGTATCTGCTGCTGTTTTTGCTGTATTTGCTGCAGCAATAGCGTTCTTGGAATCGCGCTCAGATGCTTGCCAGTCTAAATAACCCATTAGGCTAGGCCCCAATCCTTAAGGACTTTAAGTGAGAGTGAATCGATAGAAGTGCGGGCATTGTTTGTATACTCCCACTCAGGTGTACTGCGTAATTCTTTTTCAAATTGCCATAGTGGTTTAGGGATAGCCTTGCCGTCAGGTCCTATGTTCTGTAATGCTCTACGAAGATATGGGTTATCATATGTAATTGAATCAGCATCTACCTCTAGTATGTTTGCCATAGTAGCCTTATATGCAGAAGCAAGTGAGTCTACGCTAACACCATTTTGAATTTGCTGGGAGTATGCTGGGAAAGCACTAGATGCATTGTTGCGAATCTCTGCTTTAATATCCTCAGTTGTTATAGTACCTTCAAATAATTGTCTTGACTTTGTGTCCCAATATGCCGCATTGAGTAGGCTAGATACACCGAAAGAATTAGCATATGACTTAAGTGTCGCAACGTCTCCCATGGGTTCGCCACCAAGAGCGCCAATTTTACCAGTAGCAAGAAGCAAATCATCAATTTGATTGTCATTCATGCCATTATCATAGGCTTGTTCAGTTATCTCATTGAATGTAACCTCGTCAAGTTTAACACCCTTACCTGCAAGTCTTTTACGGGTGGCTAACTTGAAAGCATCAAGATTCTTATCATATGCTCCACGCTGTTCAGCCTTGGACTTTAATCTTTCTTGTACTGCTGCGCTATTGTTTATGTAGAATGATGTCTTAAAGAACATCTCCTTGGCTGCGCCAGGGTTAGTCTTCCATAATTCGTAGATAGGGCGTAGTTCTGGGTATGCCTCGACCATAGCAAGACTGATGTTATCAGTCATTGTTATTGTATCTGCCATTAGATACCGCTCCTCATCCATGATGAAATCTCATCTTTAAACTGAAGTCCTTGAACTCGAGCAACATCTGTTGGTGCTTCTTTTTCAACCTTCTGTTTAATAAGCGCTTCTGCACCTGATTGGGTGAACCCTGCACTTCTTGTAGTTACACTTCCATTGGTTGATGTAACTGTTCCAGCATCTACGAACTTATTAAGTTCTTGAAGACGTGCTTCCATTTCTGCTGGGGTTGGCTTGCGCATTGCTACTTTAGAGTATACATTTTCAACAAGAGTCTTAAGGACGTTTTGGTCTACCTTGGTAATATCTTTTTGTGGACCACCGCCACTGTTCTTAATTTGCATCTGCATAATATCAAATGGTGTTAACTCAGGTCCCTTGCCACCATTGTATATCTGTGCAGAATAAGTAACAACTGACTGCCATGTAGCAAATGCAGTTAAATCATCATTAGGCTTTCCTGCAGCAGCAAGAAGAGTCTTGACTCTATTCTTAATCTTACTATCTGTCCAGAAAGATTGTTGTAATGCTGGTACTAATTGTAAGTCATTTGCCTGTTGTCCAGTTTTAATTCCACCACTGCTAGGTCTACCAGCAATAATATCTTTCTTTCCAGTATAGACAAGCATTGTATTTCCAAGACCACCCTGTTGAAAGATTGTGTCAATATCAGTTCCGACAGGAAGACCCTGTTTCAAATCTTGAAATAATCTGTCATCAACTCCTTGTGGGAGATTTGATGGTATATATGTATCAGGGTTCTTTACTTTTTTACGGTCTGATTTTATCTTTGCGAAAGCAGTTTTTTCTTCTGCTATCTTTGCATCAATTAAATCAATCTCCTTTTGAGTCTTAGAAATTGCAGTATTAATGCGAGCCTTCTCATCAGAGACTTTTGTCTTATCTGAAAGCAAACTAAGAAGCGGAATCTGTTCTTGAGATGTTTTGATTTGGGCTTGCTTGTCTTTTTTCTTTTTATTTAAAGCAGCAAGTTTTGCCTTGTAGTCTTCATAAGCACTCATTATATTCCCGAATCTATATACTTGTCGTAGACTTTATCTTGTGATAAATATCTTTCAAAGATATCAGCGAATTCTACATCGCCACTTTTCAGTTGATTAACATAGTAATCAAACATCATTCTTAAATCTGTGTTTTCTTTTGCATCAATATTTCTAACTGGTCTTCCTGCAAGTCTTGATGCTATAGCATCGCGTACTTCAAGGTATAGAGACATAGACTTCCATGTAGGGTCAGAACCGTTATCAGCCATAAACTTACTGTTAGATACAATCTTGCGTAGACCAACAATTGTCTTTGCAGTCTTTAATCCATCTACATCTCGGTAGTCTTGATACCATGCAGATGGAACTCCAGTTGATTTACCAGTAACAGGGTCTGTCTCTACTGCCAGTTGAGCAACAATGTTGTTCTTGACAGCGAGCAAATCTTCTGCTCCATTTTGCTGATAAGAAGTTAGACCTCGTTGTGCAAGGTGGTTATCAAGGATAGCCATTGTCTTACGATATACAGCCCAACCTCTACGTGCTTCATTTGCACGTTGCGCTTCCTGTGGTGTTTGTTTACCACGGAATGTCTCAGGTGAACCAGGAGAGATTGCTGTCTCTGACTGCCACCAGTATGCTGTAGGAGAGAACTTAGCAGCATTGGAACCACGAGTTACTAAACCGATAAGTGTCTTATCATCCTGTGATATATCAGATATTAATCCAGAGTAACGCTTTGAATTTTGTACTTCATCCATTGTGGAACGTGAACCTGTAGGGTTCTTTGACAATGTTGTAGCAAAATCAAAGTACTCTGGGAAGTCTTCAAGGAACTTATCATCAGCCTGTAAACCAAACTTAGTGCTGTACTCTCTCCACTTATCCATATAGAATCTATAAGGACTATCAAATTGTGGGGCAAATGGCAAAATAAGGTTGGCAGCAGTTCTCATATTATAGTATGCGTCAACTTTACCCTTGACTTCTTTTTCAGTTAAGTAAGGGCGACCTTCTTCGCGAGCCTTATGCTGTTCGGTTATCCATATTAGTTGATACCACTTTGCATAATCAGAACTATTCATACCTTCGTTGCGGTCAAATTGACGACGCAACCATGTAGGTGCTAACTGTTTAATAGAAGCATCTGGACCATATGGGAAAGCGAAACTTAATACATCACCAAGTTCTGGCTTCATCTTCATAATCTGAGATGCAGGAATTGCTGTAAGTGGTCCAATGCCTACGCCAAATGGATTACCTTGGAATATAACATCAAGACTCTTCTTGCTAATTCCAACTTGGTCAAGTGATGTTAAACCCTTGCCGATAATAGGAAGTTTCTTTAAGCCACCTGGAACTTGGAACCACATTGTATCATTAGAATTTAATACTTCACCTGCTGGAACTTGTTCTCCAGTATCAGGGTTAGTGATTAGCCCTAGGCGATTTGGTGCAGTCCATGCAATTGCTGCTCTATTAACAACAACTGGATTATCCTTTGCAATCTTGAGCCATGTCTTGATAGCATTCTCTTGGGCAGAGAAGAATGGAGATATAAAACGTAGCATATGTGCAGCATTTGAACGGCGTTCTACGTTATATAGAATGCCTTTTACACCCTTAAGTGCATCTGCACGTGCTGCCTTTTCAAGGCCATACTGGATGTTATCAAACTCTTCACGGGTAAACTTGCCACCCTTTAGTTGCTCAAGTGTATTGATGCGCTCAGTTATTGACTTGCGATATAAGTCTACAAAGAGTGGATGTCTGGCCCATGCATTTTCTGGCATTGTGCCAAGATACTTGAATCCTACTTCAGTCATACGGCGTGCAACGCTTGCACTTTTGCGAGTCAAGCCTTCTTCAATTAAATGACCATGTACAATTGGCAATGCTTCTGGGTCACGGATAGCATCACGTAAGAACCCTGGAGTTATCTTAGATTGTACAAAGTTTGGGTCAACGATATATTCTTTATCAAAGATGAACGATGGGTGAACATCTGTAGGCATATACTCCATAGGACCCTTAGGTCCTTGCGTAGTAAACGGAAGTGTTTTGCCATTCTTGACCTGCATGTTTTTGCGACCAGTAGTCTCTGGAAAGAATTTAATTCCCTTGTCATCAACTTTTGGTTCTTTTCTTACGATTCCACGAACAACTCTAACTGGGACAGCAGATAAACCTTCTTTAATTGCTGCCTGAAGTCTATGATTTCCCTCTCCAACATAGGCAAGTCCAGTATCATTATCATACCAAACTGTTATTGGATTTTCAAATCCTTCGCCAGATTGAATTTTTGTTCTATAAAAATTTACGCCTTCTTTGTCTGTTAGATTTCCAGGCATTTTGGCAAGGTAAGCAGTGTCAACAAATCCAACAACACTTCGTGTCTCTGGGAGTCCTCCCATTCCACCATCTTTATACTCTTTTAGATTAGGATGCTGGTTTTTCAACTTGGCATATGAACCAACCATTTGCTCTCTAATGCCATATCCTTCTGGGATATAGTTATCAACAAATGATTTGACTTGGGCTACATGTTCTAACGCATCGCCACGAGCAATACTTAAACGGGCACGTAATGCTGCATTATCTTCAAGCCACTTTGCTACATCTTGTACACTTTTACCAGAGAGCAACTCACGAGTTACTGCAGAGTTGGCAAAGTCCTCATTAATAGCCTTTGCCCACTCTTGATAATAGTTTGCATCCGATGGTGTTACTGCACCACGAACTCTTGATGATACAGTAGCACCATAAAGAGATGAATAGTCTTCAAGAAGAGATGAGAATGAACGCTCAGATGAGTTTAATTCTCTGTACAGTCCACCATTTTGTCCACCAAAACCATCATATACTGTGTAACCTTCTCCATCAGCAGTCTCATACTGAGACTTTACTCGGAAGTCGCCCTGACCAATAGTCTTTTTGCTAGGGTTTAATCTTCCTTCTTCAAGGCGTGTAAGAGAATCATTGTTTGCATTATAGACCATGGTCTTTGTTTCAAACAAATTCTTTTGAACAGCAAGTTGTCCTACAAGGTCTGGATTCTGTGGGTCTAATTCTAATTGTTTTTGAATTTTTAGAATTTCTGCCTTGTGCTTAGAAAGTTCTTTACCAGTTTTCATTGTTGCATCTTTGACAGTCTTATAATCTACTCGCTCTACGCCAGTAAATCTGTCGATAAGACGTGAACCCATCTTAGATTGGCTTAAGTTATCAACAATGTTTCTACTTCCCTCACCAAAGTGACGAAGGCTTGCCATTGCTCCAACGGTTGCCCAGATACGAAGTTGAGAATCAACTGCGTTACGGATTGGATATCCTAGGCGCAGTAGAACTGATGCTTTCCATAGGTCACTTGTTGCTTCTGCAGCGCGCTCTGCTTTAAATCCAATAGTATTAAGAATTCTTTTCTCTGACTTAATAACTTTTTCAATTGTGTCAAAGTCTGCCACTGGTAAGAAGTTTGCGGTCTGAGATTCCAGTAGTGGTACATTGAGCATTGTTTGAGTTTCATTGTCATAAAGAAATCCTTCTTTACGAATCTCAGCAAGTTTGCCACTGCGAGTTTGAAGATGATGATTATAAAGTTTAGCAGCAACATCTGGATTTACTCCATGTTTTGCAGCAATAATTTGATAGCCTTTAGCCTCAAGTTTATTGACAACTAATGCTCGGGCTTCAGGTGTAACTGCAGCAGCATACTCATCAATATAGCGCATTGCACTAGCATATGAAAACTTTGCTGAACTATTTAAAACACGTTGAACTAGGTTTCCTTCTTTAGATATGGAAACTAGACGCTCAGCAATTGCTGTAATCTCACGGATTGAGTCACCTTCGTTGAGGTTAACCATTCCACTAGGACGTTCACCAGCAAGCCATGACACTTTTGCATATAACTTGTGATATACTGTAGGTTGATATGCCTGATATTGCGCTTTACCTGGTGTCATATCATGAAACAGAACTGAACGAGCAGTTGCTGTAAACTTGTTTATCTCTTGAGAGAATCTTCCAAGACCCTTGGTAATTGGAGCCTCGCCAGATAATTCAAATAATGTGTCTACGTATTTATCATGTGCAGCCCATGCTGCAAGATACTCGCGGTCAGCAAGAATTTCCTCTTCTGAACGTAGATTGAGTGGAATCATTCCCTCATCTTGGCCCTTGAGCATTAATTCTTCTTCTCTTAATAAAATCTTTAAATCACTCTTGCTTATTTCGCCACTTGCTACACGCAAAGGCTCAGCAATGTCTGGTCGCTTAAGAGCACTAAGTCTATCAATACCGCTTGAATCACCCATTAGGGCCAGCATGGTATTAAGTGCTTCTTCTTTTGTAGTTGTTATACCAAGAAGATATGAACTTGTTGCTTGATTGTTTCCATCTTTGACCCAAGAATGCTTCGATGCCCAGAACATGTCATTATTGGCAAAGTCTTCTGCCATCTTTGAGTAAGCATTAGTTTCACCAGCACTTGCTGCGCGGATTCCCTTGATTGCATCAATTGCTTTATCGGCAGCAAATGCTGCTTTACTTATTTTGCCACCAACAATTGTTACATCGCCAACAAATTGTGCAGTGAAGTCAAGTGCACCTGAGGTAACTTTGCCTACAACGCTTTCTTTGAATGCAGCATCGCGTTTTTTCTTATCAAAGATATCAAAGTTGCTGTCCATAAAATCTGGAGTCCAAGCATCAGGTAGCAATGCTATAGGAGATGTCTTGCCAATAAGACCTGCAATAGATTGTCCAACAGATATCTCATTGCGTGCTTCCCAAGACTTTTTAAAGTCACCAGTTTGAGCAAATAAAGCAGCAGCACTGAGTGGTTCACGGATGACATTCTGGTTTACAGCATTGATTGCACCGAGAACTCCACCGACAGGACGAGCAACATTTTTTACAAAGTCAGTTCCCGCTTGTTTAATAGAATTTAAAAACCCATCGTATTCTTTGCGGTCATTTAATGGTGCTGTTGCAACATCCCATACAAATTTTGCTGGAGAAACAAGACCTAGACCAATGTCGCCAATCCAGTCTTTTGTTCCTTCTGCTAAATCACCAATTCGATTCCATACATTCATTGAATACCACGCATCAACAATGATATTACTTGGCGCGTTTCTTTAGATGTCTCTGGGCGTGAGTTAATAAAACTTAGGACTGGTCCATATGCACGAATTGATGCATTAAATTCTGCATTGTCTGGTTGTGGCTGTTGTGGGAGTCCTGGAATAGAATTCATCCCACCACCGACAGGTGCACCATCAAAAATTGTTTGGTCTGGATTTTCAGTTGCAGCAGTGATGGGAGTCACATCTTGCATAGAACGAGACTCACCCATACGGAAAGAACCAGCATTAAATGAAGGTTTTTGCATAGGAGCGCCAGACATTTGTTCTGCTAGCGCCTTGTTTTGTCCATAAGCAAAACCAGTATAACGTCCGCTTTGTCCGTTTCCGCCAGTGCCTGAAACATTAGCAGGATTATTCTGCTTTGCTGTTGGGCGAAGACCGCCTCTGTTTTCAGCCATGGTTCCTCCTACTTAATGTGTTTTAATTGTACTTTGGATAGATAAGGTCCCGCTGTGAATGCTGTTAACTTACTTGCAATTTCCATTGCTTCATATGCATCAGCGCCTGCGTGCAATGCTCCAAGTGCATATGCTGCTCCTGAACCTGCTGCGTAAACATTTGTGCCAGATTTAGATACTGAACATTCTTGGTCTACGTCAAATATTTCTCCGCCTACAGCAATGATAAACTGAAAGCGCATTTCTTTGGTATCTTCGTCAAAGTTATAACCATTCTCTGACAGACATTTACGTAGAGAAGGCATAGCCTTTGCAATCATAAAGTGATACAAGTCTTTGTAATCAACTTTAGTAGGAACTGGTGGTTCCCATATGTGTTGTGCTACATCACAAGGCAGTACTTCGCCTGACCCTGCAACTAAAAAATGTCCCCGCTCAGCAATTTTTTTAACATCAGGATGTGTATAAATACGTCCGCTATCATCTGTAGTTTGACTGTCAGCAACAATTATTGCGCTATCTTTATATTCTAGTCCTATAATTGTTGTCATTGTCCCCTACTTTTTTATTGTCTGCGTGATGTACGAACGCTTGCGTTTGCTTTTCCAGTTCCTGATAGACTTGAGAGTAATGTTTGAATGTCTGCTGGTGGTTGGGCTTCTGGTGCTATAGGGGAAGTGCCTCCTACTGGAGCGCCAGCGGGAACAGGGGACGGTTGCTCAACCGCTTGAGTGGCAGCCCCAGCAGGAGGAACTTGTTGCTGTTGCGCAAAGGTAGCCTCGATAGCATCTTCCAATGCCTGTCCCTTTTGTCGAGCCTTAATCACCGCAGCAATCTTACGAACTACTTCAGAAGCGTCCTGGCCTTGTGTTGCCATCTGTGGTATCGCTTGAGTGTAGGCTGTAAGTGAACCGAGGAGTGCAGTACGCATTCCTTCGATTTCAATTTTTTCTAGTTCCTGTGTTACGTTAACTGTAAATGGAAGTTCACGCATTGCCATATCC